CCTAATACTCCCGCTCATCCAAATTGGGGCGGCCGTGCAAATACTTGGCCAAACAATAACGCATGGGATTTAGGAGCTAATGCCGGTACCCCCGTATATGCTATTGTTGACGGTACTGTAACTAGTATCTATTTCTCCGAAAATAATGATACGGTGTGGGGATACTCTTTTACGCTAGTAGGAGGAAGAGGATCCTTCTTTTATACACACCTAGATCACGTTACAGTTAAAAGCGGTACAACAGTAAGCCGCGGCGATCTTGTAGGGTACATAGGACTGTTTCCGGATAGTTATGGAACAAGGCTTGTAAACTTCCCGCACTTACACATAGGCGTACAGAACGGAAAGCTAACTAATTATGTAGATTTAACTGGAAAATTTATATAAAATGGGAGTTTTAAGGTATTACCCACTATCACGAGTAGCTCCAAACTTATCAACTAACGGTAACGAGTATGCTACTGCAAATGGAGTACCCTATGCAGGAAGGTACTACAGGCTATACGGAGGAGATGCATATACCGGACCAGATCCGGTTACAGGAACAAACGAGAAATTATATCCTCTAGAGTATTTTAGGAGAGGTGCAGGAATAGCAGAAGGCTTCAATACAATTCCCTATTATAATATAGCTGGCGGACGTCCGGTAGATGCTATTGATGATGCAAGTAGCGCCGACGGCACTCTTACTGAGTTAAAGCCCTACTACCCTATTGTGATAGAGAGCGACTATGAGCTTGGATATTTTACTCGTTATTTTGCAAAAACCGTCAGCGGACCTGGATATATTTTTGAAATATCGCCACTAGACTGGACCAAAATCCAGAACGGAGACATTGCAGCAGAGAATATTTTAGGGTATGAAAGTATAGATATGTTATGGCAGTTAACAGGTCCTTTAGAAGATACACGCGTATCGCAGTATCAAATCAAAGGAGGAATAATAAGTACAAATAGACGTGTGACAGAGAGTAAAGATAGGGTCTTTTCTGGTCTCTTGCAGTATATCGGTGGAGATTATACTAAATTTGCAAGAATTACCTCTTAGTAGTTGTTTATAAGATCGTAATATCTTATCTTAATTAGGTTATAAATAAATGTTATGTATTATATTGTCGAAACGAAAGAGCAGCTTTTAAAATTATCGAGAACAGAAAAGTGTTTCATTGATTTAGTATCTCTTTCAGAGGAAACACATCCCTCACTTACTGCACCCTGTGCACTCTACTACAATGATTTCGAAAAAGGGTATATTTTCCCTATTAATCATTCAGAAGGTTTCTCTTTAAGTCTGGATGAAATCCAGAACTACCTGTTTGATATTCCGACAATCTACCTGCTTGATAAAAAGTGGCATTCGTATTTCCTTTATCTCCCTCAGGCTGTAGATCTATACTTCAACATCTTAGATAAAGACGGTGAGATCAAAGATATCCAATGCTACACCCCCGTTCACCTAGATTTCCACAACAAGTTTAAGTATTCAGAAAATATGAATACACTTATTCCAATTTCAAAGCATTACGAGAAGTGTGAATGTATGTTTGGAGCAGTTAGAGGGTATATTGGGGAAGAGATAAATCTAGAATGGCAAAATAAATACATTCAAGCCTATAAATGGGTAGAAGAACAGGGCCTAACGGTAGATGAAAGGGTTTTTGATAAGTTCTTTGAACCTACATGGAAGGCTAGGTCTATGAAAGATAATAGGATATACACAAGCTATAACCTTTATAACATAACCTCACGACCTACCAATGCTTTTAACGGTATAAACTTCCTGGCCTTTAACAAAGATAACGGATCTAGAGCAGCTTTTGTGCCGCAAAACGACGTTTTAGTGGAATTTGACTTTGACGGATATCACTTGAGGTTAATAGCTAATATGCTAAACGTACCTCTCCCTTCAGACGAATCCATTCACGTGATTTTAGGTAAAGAGTATTTCGGCAAAGAAGAATTAACTCCAGAAGAGTACCAAGAATCCAAGAAAATTACGTTTAGACAGCTCTACAACGGAGTTGAAGAAGAATATAAGCATATAGAATTATTTGATAAGGTTAACTGGCTACTCGAGGCAGGATGGGCTGAATATAAAAGGAAAGGCTTTCTTGAATTACCAAACAAGCGAAAAATAAAGATAGAAAACGCCAATCCGCAGAAGCTTTTTAATTACTATGTTCAATGTCTAGAGACCGTAAACAATGTAAAAAAGTTAATTGATTTACGCGAGTTATTTAAAGGGAAAAAGAGTAAAGTCATCCTGGTAGTATACGATTCAATTCTTATTGATTATTCAACTGAAGACGGAAAAGGATTTTTAAAGCAGATCAAAGATGTTTTGGAAAAGGACAGATATAGGGTGAAAGCACAAAAAGGAGTGAATTATAACTTTTAAACTAATTAAAGATATTTATGAATAAAGGTGCTATGAAATATCGAAAAATTTGGGAGAAAGTTTATGGGAAAATTCCAGTAGATGAAAAAGGTAGGAGTTATGAAATACACCACATTGATGGTAATAGAAATAACAACAGTCTTGAAAATTTACAATGCCTTTCTATAGAAGAACATTATAGATTACATTTAGAGAAAGGGGACTATGCTGCTGCAAATTTAATTGCGAAAAGGTTCGATAAACCGATAGTTAAAGGGTTTGCAGGTAATAGGAAAGGGGCTAAGCTAACCGAAAAACATAAACAAGCCTTATTAAACTCTAGACTAGGATATAAAGCTTCAGAAGAGACTAGAAAAAAGATAAGTAGTAGACTAAAAGGAAGAAAAGCAGCAGAACCTGGGAAAAAAAGAAAACCGCATTCAGAAGAAACAAAACGTAAGATGAGTGAAAAACACAAAGGTAAAAAGTTGTCTGAAGAGGTAAAGCAAAAATTAAGTCTATTAAAAAAAGGAAAAACCTACCCTAAACAGACGTGTTCTTACTGCGGAAAAATAGGAGGAGGTCCTAGAATGAAAACGTACCACTTCGAAAACTGTAAAAATAAAATATTATAACCCTCTGAGTTAGAACCTAGATATTTATTATGGCATACATTGAACTAACGCAAGAACAATTGAAGAATAAGTTATTTTGTACGTTTTCGCCAAAAGATAGACTTGAAGATACTCTCAATCTAATTCAAGGCGAGTACTCTATAATGTACGGAAAGATTTTCGTACTTGAATCCGTTGATTCTGAAGAATTACTCTGCACATATAATATAGAAGTAGAAGGACCTACAACAAAAGTACTTCAGAATACTATCCTACTTCACCGGAAAAAAGAGACTAATACTCTTTACACTATCAATAGTCTCAATCTTCTTATTAAATCCCTTAATGAAGGCATTCTGGATACTTCTTTCCGAATTAACTGGCCGGATTATAGAAACACAGTTCTCCTTTCGCAAGGAGACGAGCTTAAAAAGCTCTCTACAAAAATTCATAGAATAGTCAACATTTAAGTTGCTTATCTGAGAATTAGTACTTACATTCTTTTATTAACGTAATTTTTAAATTTAAAACTATAAGTTATGGGTATGGATTTAGGCGCAATTAAGTCTAAACTTAGTGCTTTGCAATCACAAAAGCAAGGCGGACAAAAGAGAGATATGTCTCTCATTCTCTGGAAACCTACAGTAGGGAAGCATTCAGTACGAATTGTACCTGCAGTGTGGGATAAGGCAAATCCTTTCAAAGAGATTTTCGTACATTACGGTATCGGGAACCGTACAATGATTTCACTCCAGAATTTTGGAGAGAAAGACCCAATTGTTGAATTCGCCAAGCAGCTTGCATCAAGCGGCGACAAAGAAAACTGGATGATGTCACGTAAGCTTGAACCTAAAATGCGTGTATTCACTCCCGTAATCGTTCGCGGTGAAGAAGAGAAAGGCGTTCGCTTGTGGGAATTTGGTAAGCAAATTTACGCCGAATTATTGAGCTTGGCTGACGATCCAGATGTCGGGGATTATACTGACGTTATTCAGGGTCGCGATATTACTATCGAAACTACAGGTCCCGAGACTAACGGCACTTCTTTTAATCAATCTAAGGTACGTGTCCGCACAAAAACTACACCTCTATCAGAGGATGCCAAAGAGGTAGAGAAGTGGTTAAGTAATCAACCAGATGTATTTTCTATCTTTAAGAAGTACTCCTACGATGAGATGAAAGAGGCGCTCCTTGGCTGGCTTAATCCAGAAGAAACTACTGACGAACCTGCACCAGCTGCTGCACCAAAGCAAGAATCTTCACTTGCGTCAAAGCCTAGTTCTTTATCCCTTAATACTCCCAAGGCTAAGCCTAGTATTGATGAGGAATTTGATGACCTTTTTAAGTAATTAATTTATGGCCAAATCAATTAAAGCCTCGCTTAACGAAAGTGTAGCGGGAGCCGTCAAGGGTACTTTTAACCTAGAGAAGTTTATACAGTCTAAAAACCTCTCAAGTACCTCTATCAAAATGAAAGAGCAGACTTGGATTCCTTTATCTAAAGCCTTTCAAGACTGTCTTTCTATTCCTGGTATTCCTGTAGGCCATATTACATTACTTCGAGGACATTCTGATACAGGCAAGACTACAGCTCTTTTAGAAGCAGCCGTAAGTGCCCAGAAGATAGGTATCTTGCCTGTATTTATCATTACTGAGATGAAATGGAATTGGGAGCATGCCAAACAAATGGGACTTGTATTCGAAGAAGTACCTAATGAAGAAGGCGAAGTAGCTGACTACAAGGGATTTTTCATTTACGTAGATAGAGAGAGATTAAATACTATCGAAGACGTAGCTGCATTTATTGCAGACCTTCTCGACGAACAGAAGAAAGGTAACTTACCTTACGATCTTCTTTTCCTCTGGGATTCTGTAGGATCTATTCCTTGCCGTCTGTCTGTTGAGTCAAATAAGAATAATAACGAGTGGAATGCCGGAGCTATGTCCCAGCAGTTTGGTAACTTTATTAACCAGAAGATTGTATTGTCACGTAAGCAGAGTCAACCTTACACGAATACTATGCTTGCAGTAAATAAGATCTGGGTTGCTAAAGCAGAGAATATTATGGCCCAGCCCAAGATGAAGAATAAGGGCGGTGATACTATGTACTTCGATGCATCTTTGATTATTACTTTCGGAAACGTAACTAATTCCGGAACTAATAAGATCAAAGCAACCAAGAACGGCAAGGACGTAGAGTTTGCCAAGCGTACTAAAGTTAGTTGTGATAAGAATCACGTTAATGACGTTACATCTACTGGTAGAGTTATAATGACCGCACATGGATTTATTGACGATACCAAGCAGGCAATCGATGCTTATAAAAAGC